ACCGGATGGAGAATTAGCTGCGTCCATGCGTTATTTATCACAGAGGTACACCATGCCGTACAAAGAAGTGACAGGAATTTTAACCGATATTGGCACAGAGGAATCAGCACATACAAGATGGAAATAAAAAAGATCAGCGAGAAATACGCGGAAAAACGTCTATAAAAAAAGAAGAATGCCGTTGGCCACGGGCGTTTTTCTCTGTTTTTGTAAAATCTATTCTTTCAATCACATTCTTCAAAGCTGTATTTTTATCTGCAGCATCAAAAGTATCCCATGCATTTAGAAGCTCCTGACATTTAGGGACAAATGTGGAGCGGTTCTTTTTCGACAAATCGAGACGCACGATATCAGCATTCACAGATTCAATTTTCTTATCAAAATCTTTTATTTTATCTTCCAGAGCAGTAGAACGCTCAAAGAAAATCTCTTTTGTATAAATCCCCTGTTCTAATAAATCGAATAAGGATCCCCGTTGCTTCAGAGTTGTCTCCTTTTCTTTTTCCAAATTCACAAGAATGGACCGGAGAGATTCTTGCTCGGAATCATCTGCACTTTCAAAATTGTTTACCTTGTAGTCAGCTATGTAGTTACGGATCCATTCCAGGACAGCGTTTTCGAGTTCTTCAAGTTCAATAGCTACAGTGGCACATCCGGCATATTGGCAAATAAGATAATCACGAGGCTGTTTGGTGGACATTTTTTTTCTCACCATGACACGCCCGCAACAAGAACACCGGACAATTCCGGCGAACGGGTTCTGAATTCTACAGCTACGTTTTACCGGAGCGGTCATGGAAGAGTTTACAGAGTTCGCCCGGTAATAGAGATCTTCCGAGATACATCCAGGATGTTTTCCTTTTACTAAAATATAATCATCTGCCTTCGGACGGCTGGTTGCGATTTTTCCATTTACAATTGCTTTTTGTGATTTTCGATAATTCCAACGTAACATTCCTATATTTACAGGGTTTGAAATGATTGTTTTTACAGTAGCCGGATTAAAAGGCTTTCCACTACGAGAAACGATTCCCATGCCGGTTAATGCAGAACAGGTCTTCTGGAATCCGTATTTTTTATTTCCCATAAAATCATACATCAGTTTCAAAACCGGATTTTCTTTTTCGTCTGGTACGAGCGTAAAATGCTTGCAATCATCCGCTTTTACACGCCTCCAACCGTATGGAGCGATGTTGCCGACATAATATCCGTCTTTTACAGATCGAATACGCCCAGCCTGCATCCTACGTTTAATAGTGGCATATTCACGCCGGGACATAAAAAGAGAGAACTCGAAGTATTCATTGTCGTTCTCAATCGCTGGATTATAAGTCTTTCCTGGAGTAACGATCAGAGTGTTGGAGTAGAAGAAAGCTCTCTGAACACGTCCTTGATCAATAGTGTCACCTCTGGCAAGACGTTCCACTTCCATAACAAGGACACCTTCCCAGATACCGGATTCAACTTCGGATAAAAGGCGGACCATTTCCGGTCTAGCATCGATGCTATCTCCGGATACGACTTCTCTGTAAATAGCTCCGATCGGAAGGCTTCTGGCACGTGCAAGTTCAAGAAGAGTTTCCTCATGACGTTTCAAAACATCAATTCCGAGTGCTTCAAGGTCGGAATCTTTTCTGGATTTTCTTAAATAAATTACATACATAATGTATCAGCTCCTTTGTATTTTATGAAAAAAAGGGTACAAAAATAACAGCCTGAGAACTTTTGTTCTCTTGCGTGGCTGCTCCGGAGATGATACAATATTGATTGGAAAATTGATGTATCTCTTCGGAGTACTGAGAGAAACATATTGGCGTATGTTTCGTCCTATGACCGTTCCTGTTGGCGCAGGAGCGGTTTTTATTTAATGATTAGATAAATAACCTTTATCTTTTAATTCGAAAATCTTTTTGTGTAAAGAAACTGTCGTTTTATAACTTCTAGCCATAAGAAAAAACGGAAGACTAAATATAATAAAAATCATTCCGAAGGCTAAAGAATAGAAAAAACCAATTAGCCCAAAAAGAAGTAAAGGAATGGCAAAAACAAGAGAAAGAATACTGCATACGCTATAAAGTTTAATTTTCTCAGGTTTACCATTCGGTTTTATAATTGCTTCTCGATCTTGATCAAGGACAAAACCAATCTGGATAAGAGAAGAGTATTTCTTCTTTTCTTGTGGTGTCAATATTTTTTCTAATTCAGGATCCACAGAAACTACTGATACAATCTGCTCATTGGCGTGGGCATGAGTGTGTGAAACATTATGCGAATCAGAAGATGATAACCCTTTATAGATGTCATTCACACCAAAAGTTGTTTTATTGTAGACTTTATTATACGCAGCCTTTTTCGGATCTTTAATCCATCCGGATCCTTTCTTCCCATATCCGGGAATAACAGCTTTTTTAACAGCTCTTTTAGCTTTTCCGGTTGTTCGCGCCTTAATGCTTTTCTTGACACTGGGTTTTCTCATTCCTACTTTCATTTTTGGCATCCTTTCTGTTGCTATCATGTAAACATTGCAAGGTACAGCAAATTGTATGAATATCATCATCCGTCAGTTCATCGAAATTATCAAGTTGCGATTGAATAGAACTGATCAGAGAATCTTTTGCATTACGGCTTTGTTTGTCGGAGGAACGCTGAAAAAATACAGCTGTAATTGTGCTGGTTAATGAACCGATCAATCCAATTCCGACAATCATCAAGAGCGATGCAATCACGCGCCCGGGGACGGTACTCGGTGAGATATCTCCATATCCAACAGTGGTAGCTGTTACAAAACTCCACCATAATCCGTCAGAGAAACTCATTCCTTCGGCATAATGGATGGCAACGCCTCCGGTAATGATACATGATACTGTAACCAGGACCATATACTTGAAGCCGTTTACATCGAAGAAAAATTTGATTCGCTTATAAAATCGAACAAAATAAGCGGATATTCTTGCAAACTTAAGAAGTCTGAGGAACTTAAAGATTTTAAATACCCGGAAGACTTTGAAAAGCGATGTAAAAGGAATGATAGCTACTAAATCTAAAATATTATTTTTAAAGAAGTCTTTTTTCTTATCTGCTGATAAAAATCGTATTCCATAATCAATTATAAAAATAATGTTTATGATAAAATCGATACGGTATTGAAATACTGTAAGACCGGTACTTATATCGCGAAAGGATAAGAATACAGCAACCAGCGCAAGAGCGGCAAAAAACACTTCATAGAAAAAAGATATTCGCTCTTTGTTCTTCATTGGTAAAAATCTCCCTACATTTACATGCATAAATTTTAATTATAGTTTAGATAATAATCCTATGGAAATTTTATTATCTAAAATCATGCACGAAAGAAATCTAACGGTACGTCAAGTAGAACAGATGACCAAAGTCCCAAAATCCACCATAAATGATATTATGAATGGAAAATCACCACGGCTGGACACATTGGAGCAGTTGGCAGCAGGACTGAAAGTCAAAATATCTGATTTATATGACTCTCCGTACAAATAAGTGTCCGAGTTCTCGGACAAATTTAAAAATCGCGTTACTTCTCCAGTTTTGGATTGTTATTATAGTAGAAAGTATAATAAACAGAACAAATGTTTGCGAAACTCTTGAAAATATTTGTTTCAAGATGTAATATAAAAACAAACATACGTTCGGAAACGCCGAGACTGGAGGGGTTACATATGAGTCAAGATGAACATAACAAGCAAAATGACATAACTTTTATTGTTGAATTACTTAATAAAGAATCTCCGGAAAAAGTACGAGATATCCTGGTGTTTATCCGGAGCTATCTCGGAAAGTAAGTTCTAAAGAGTCAGGTTACTGGCTCTTTTTTAAATTGTCCACAAATTGCTGTGCAATCTTTTCTAAAGTTGCCTTGCTTGTATCGTCCAGCTGTTCATACGTAACAATAAAAGACTGGATAGCATTAACTATTGCAGAGTCTTTATCTTTTAACAGCATACCAGTATATTTCAGTAGTTTCTGCTGTTCGGTCATTTGCTCAAACATTTCACCTTCTCCGGTTCGGAGCCATTCTTCATTTACATCAAATTCCCTGCAAATAGAAGAAACAACAGCATCGAGAGGTGTTCTTGCACCAGATTCGTAACCGGCAACAGTACCTTGCTTTACACCTATCTTATTTCCAAAATCAGATTGATTAAGTCCTAACTCCTTCCGGAGTAAACGAATTCTTTCGTTCATTTATTGCCCACCTTCTTTCTAAAAACGATTATAGCACACAAAATATTGCAATGCAATAAAAAAGGCGAAAAACTATTGACAAAATAATAGCGTTGATATAATATGATATTGCAAAGATATGAAAGCGTGGTGATGAAAAATATGATGGATTTAGAAACGAAGAAAGAGCAGGAGATTAAAAACATGGTAACAATTCTGGAACAGATTGATTTGCCAGATATCATTCTGCTTACGAGAGATGCAAATACACTTCTGATGCGGCAGAAAGAAGCAGAAGCACAGGAACAGAGAGTGAGGTGAGGAAAGATGAGAAAAAAAGAAAAGTGGGTGCCATTTCCAGAACGACACCCGTGGCTTCCTGTGATTATTTCAATAATTGCGTTAATCGCTGCATACACCAAAGGATAATATCATCGATTCCGTGTCCATAAGATTTCATAAGAGATTATACTCGGCTCTGACGGGAGCCTGTAAGAAAAGTATAGGAAATAAATTTAATATTTGCAACCAATGAAGGTGGTGAGAAAAGATATGAAATGTCCTAAATGTTTAAAGGAGATACCAGAAGATAATTTTTGTGGATTTTGTGGAGCAAAACTTAGAGAAAAATGCGAATGCTGGGTATTGAAAAGACACAATTACTCATGCTGTGAAGAAGGCTGCCCGGGATATGGGCTCCTGATTAAACTTGCAGGGAGAAGGTGATGAAGTGGGAAAGAAATATGTAAAATGGGAATTTTGCGAAAACGGTACAGATGAAAGTATTTCTGGAGAGAAAGTAAATGAAATTATTGAGGAAATCATTGGAATAATGCGCAAGAACGGAATAACGGTTGGTGCAGCGCGAAAGATTCTGGAAGATACGATTTCCTCAATAATAGAAGAGACAAAAATTACATAGAGCGTTCTAGTATTTCGCGGAGAGTGAGTACCTGACGCTCATTTCCGGAAGAAATAAATGTGGCTTTGCGTGTGACTGGGATATGGATGTAATTTTTTACATTCAAAGTAATATCTTCGCTGTCTGAACAATTACCAAAAGAATAATCTATGTGAAAATGCACAGTATCAACTGGAAGCTTGGTTACATCATATTCAAGCAATTTTGTTTGACCGGGAGCCAGAATAATACCATTTACATAATCGAACTGTTCGCATAAAAGAGGAAACTTTTGTGGAGTTGTCTTCAAAACAGAATCATATGTAAAATGTGTAATTTTTGCGGGGGAAGTTCCAAAATTTTTCAGTACGAAAAAACTGGTTTGTTCGCAAATTGTAATGGCATCTATGTAGATGGAAATAACAGGCTTGGATGCGTTTTTTATCATTTCCGAGTTTTGCTTTATGGATTTAAGCGAAATGATAATTGCAATGACGCTTGTTAAGAGCGAAACCAGAATCCCCAGGAGCTGAATAAAATCTGATGCGTCTAAATTTCCCATAAAGAACCTCCTTTCTCTGGTACTTGGCATGGCAATGCCTGCAGTTAAAGTATAGGAGAATCTGATGAAAAGGGCAACAGGAAAGAAAGAAGTGATGAAATGCAGGAATTGTTGAAAATTAGTTATGAAGCAGAAAATCCGACTGTTTCAGCAAGAGAGTTGCATGATCAGCTGAATATCGGGACCAAATTCACAACATGGTTTCAAAGAATGACAGAATATGGATTTTCTGAAAATACAGACTACAAAACTTGCTACCCAAATTTGGGAAGCGAGAACCACGGTGGACAGAACATGGTTGACTATCAGATATCTGTGGATATGGCAAAAGAGATTTGTATGATCCAGCGATCACCGGAAGGCAAGCGGATCCGCCAATACTTTATAGATCTGGAGAAAGCATGGAACACACCGGAACAGGTATTTGCCAGGGCATTAAAGATGGCAGACAAGACTATCGAAGAACTGAAGCACAATAATGCAGCCCTTCTGGAAGACAATGTCCGGATGAAACCGAAAGAAGTATTTGCGGATGCGGTAGCAACAAGCCAGAGCACAATCTTGATTGCGGATCTCGCAAAGCTCCTGAAGCAGAATGGCGTGGATACCGGTCCGAAGAGACTCTTTGAGTGGCTGCGTGCGAATGGTTATCTGATCCGGAGGAAAGGAACAGACTATAATATGCCAACGCAGAAGTCAATGGAGCTGCAGCTGTTCCAGGTAAAAGAGTCTACGGTAAATAATCCGGATGGATCCGTGAGAATCAATAAAACTACAAAGGTTACAGGCAAAGGTCAGCAATATTTTATCAATAAGTTTTTAAAAGAGTAGGCGAGGACAAAGTAAGAAGGACAATCTGGACAGCATAGCATAAAAAGAGGTGATGATAGATGATTGTTGAAACCATGCAGATCGGAAACGCAACCATACGGGTGCATGATGATTGTTTTAAAAAGACGAAAGAGGAAATGCAGCAATGCGCAGATGGATTTTTCAGAGTTCTGATTGAAGCTGCAGAAAGAAAAAAGGAGAAAACCGCGTAAGCGGTACCGGTTGGACAAGCAAAGGAGGGATGAAAAATGTTTTATAAGATCGCAAAGACACTCAGCGTAACGGCAAGTATTATCGGAATCTTGATGATGGCTGGTGCGTGCTCAGTGAAAAGTCAGGAGCTGTTTTATTTATATGCAGCACTTGGAATCACAACACTTACTACCGGAGCATTTGCACTGGAATATTTCCGGATACGGGAATGGCAGTACCGGAAAAGGAAAATAAGGGAGGCGAAGGAGCATGCCAGAAGAGAAGCAGCGTAAGAGCATCCGAGTGGGAGAGATCGACAAGATGATCGAAACACTCGAATCTCTGGAAAAAGTAGACAAGACTGCGGATTACCACAAACGGATGGCAATTGCATATTTAAAGAATTTCGCAGATTGCCTGGATGATAAAGGCGTAAAGACAATAAAAGTGCAAGGATAAAGGAGGACAAGAAATGAAAACAGTAAAAGTAACACCGGATAACATCATTTCAGTAATTGATGTAAACTTTGATGATTTCCGTGATCTGCAGAAAGCAGTAGGCGGGCATTTTGAAACTGTAAGCACAAAAACCTTGTATGAGACGTTTAAAATGCCAATGATCATGCTGGTGGATGAAGACGGAATAATGAAACAGAAAGAAGTAAATCGCCTGGGAAGCTATTTCTACGATGCAGACAGGCACGGATGGCCAATCTTAGGAGATATTGTATTTGCAATTGCAGCCGGAGAAGATATTGAAGCACCGGATGATGCGGAAGCTCTGATGGTATTCCTGAAAATGAATTTTTCGTACTTAAAAGAAGAATAAAAAACGCTTGCGAAAAGAAATATCGCAAGCGCCGCAACCATAAAGGTACACGAATAATCTAAGCACTTATAGTGTACCTTTTAGCGGC